TAGTCGTGGAGCTTTGATGAAAGGCCCCACGCTCGTAACTTTTCCGAAATTTGTCGGTATAGGAGCTCGAATCTGCTCTTCCCGTAAAAGAACATGAATCGCAAAGCGTTATTGCAATTCTCGAGCGTCATTTCTTCTTCCGAAACGAAATCGCTTTGTCTTATCCAGTTTGTTAATTCCTGGATAGTATTAACGTCCATAGTTGGTAACCAACGTTTAAGTTCTCCTTTCCGGAATCCTCTCTTGAGAAACGTAAGATCACACAAACGTTCCCAAGAAACTGCTCGATCTTTCGAAGCTGCAGTATAAGTCATCCCGATGTTATTCAAAACTCGGGAGACATCATCCGGGTTAAAGAACGATTTGGCTTTATCGGACACGGTGACGAGATTATCGTCTCCGTATTCAGTGTCCACGACGTTTTCTTCGAAGTGGGCCAGCGATTTCAATGCTGTTGGTGCTAAAACAATCCAAGTGTATCGCATCTGCATTCCGCCAATCATAGTATTTACTATGGCGGTGAGTGGATTTCCCGAAGGATTTCCAATATGCGTCATGTAAACGAGGTTCAAGCACCCTTGTGGAGTGTGAATTATCTCGTCAAAAAGAACGCGTCGTGCGATTTGAAATTTTTCATCATCATCATACCATCGATTGATGATATTACAGCATTCCATCATCAATTGCGGTGATAAATTACCATCGTAGCCAGAATAATCTCCGGCAAAACCTTCTCGCGAAACTTTCGCATGTCGATTATAAAGATCCGTCCATTGATAAGATTCTGGATCTATTCCAACGGCGCTAAAAAACTTGAGCGCATTTCGATAGAACGTAGTGCTGAAAGCGAGCGTGAGTCGCCTAAAGCAAAGCGTAAAATCCAATGGTGGTATCGTGAAAACACGCGTTTTTCCTTGTTGTATTTTTTCCAAGGATCGACGTTCATCTTTCAAACAGTCAATCCAAAGTGATGGTATTCTGCGTCCTTGCAAAGCGTTTTCCCATCGCATTTCGGTCAAAACTGCCAATTCTGCGTCTTTAATCACATATGCGCCTGGTTCGCCAATGAAAAGATCTAATTTTCCTGGGCGCACCTTATCGCGTTGATTATATGGATATCCTGGTGAAGTATCCATCACAATTCCATCAGCAAATTCGTAAACGGGATTACCGTTAATTGCTTGATCCAATGAAACCACTTTTGGTTCCATATGAGGTTCCCATTCGGAAAACAATTGCGTCATATGTTTTGACACACGTTCGACTATACTTTCGTCTAGCCAAATCGCTGTATTTCCGTATTTCTCAATTCCTCTTCGTAAAGGGGAACCATTAACGATCATTCGCGAATCTTTTGGATCTAATACGCTTGGTGCCGTAGTAGGTTCGAAAATTTGACCATGAATTAAACTTGGTCGAATCTTTGTCTTCCGCGATTGAAAAAGGCGTTTCGTGAGTCGCCCGAAGAGGGTAAAAGAGCCTTGTGGCTGCAAATTCACCCCATCCAGAGTATGTTCATAACGTCCGCGGGGTGGTGCTCCAGCGACGTTACCGTCAAATTGACGAAGAGCTTTACT